CTAACTTTTTAGCTTACACAAGTGCTTTGAATGTTGTTCGTGCTGCTAACACAAGTTCAGCAGAAGCAACTGCACCGAAAAACGCAACTGCTAACACATCTACATATGTAAATGTTCAAACAACAACAACAGAAAGTTACTTTAACACATTTGATCCAGAACATGGTGGAGCAATCGGTGGTGGAGTTTCAGGAATTGCAGCTGACGGGCCTTTTATGGCAAAGTGGCCGGGTGCTTTAGGTAATAGTTTAAAGGTTTCAATCTGTCCTAGCGACAGACCAGAAGTAACAGGAACTAGTACAGTAACGTGGACTGCTTCAAGTGGTGTTTTGGAAGGAACATCATCCTCTCTGTTTTTAGATGAACTAAGAATTGGAGATGCTATTAAAATTGCAGATGAAGTTGGATTTCATATAGTAGCTGGAATTACTGACCTTAATACTGCTTCAGTATTTGCAACAAGTTCTTCCGATTCAGCTGATGCTACAGCTAAATCATTTACGATAAAGAAACGTTCCGCATTTGCAACAAGTTCCACTTACATAAAGGGAACTGCTGTGACTACTGCTGATTCAACAACAGTAACAGGAACAGGAACAATGTTCGATAAACAATTTGTTGTAGGTGATACGATTGTTATTGGTGGGGAATCACATAGAGTAGCTACCATCACATCTAACACAGTAATAGCAACTTCAACAAAATTTAATGCTACTAACTCTGGTGCTGCTATCGCAAGAGAATGGGAATACAAAGGTGCTTTCAACGAAGGCCCCCCAACAACTTCTACTCATGCTGATGATAAGGGAATGAGAGATGATGAAATTCATATCGCTGTTGTTGATGAAGATGGGGAATGGACAGGAACAATAGGTGAAGTTCTTGAAGCACATCCTAATTTATCAGTTGCAAGTGGTGCAAGAGATGATCAAGGAGAAGATGTATTCTACAAAAATTATATCAACAAATGGTCAAATTATATGTGGTGGTTAGATCATCCAACAATGGGTGGTAACGATACTGCTGGTAACGGAACTTTGGTTACTGATGGAACTGCAACATTTCGTGCTTGGGGAGCAACTGCTGACTCTAGTGGTACTCAAACTTCAGATGTTTTTGAAAATCAAAGCTATCCCACGACAATTAGTTTTCAAGGTGGAATAGATGGAACAGGGCCTTCAGATGCCGACATTATTCGTGCATATGACATAATGAAATCTTCTGAAGATGTTGATGTCGCTCTCTTTATGTGTGGTGATCATAGTTCAACAGTCATAAGACACGTTATTGATAATATCGCAGAATCAAGAAAAGATTGTGTTGCTTTCTTTTCACCAGAAAAAGCAGATGTTGTTGGTGTAACTGACTCTTCTACTGCTACGGATAACGTAATTGATTTTAGAGATACAGTCAATAAGAATTCTTCTTATGCTGTTATGGATTCTGGATACAAGTATCAATTCGATAAACATAACGATAAGTTCAGATATGTTCCATTAAATGGAGATACAGCTGGATGTTGTGCTAGAACTGATTCAGATCGTGACCCTTTCTTTTCTCCCGCTGGATTTTCTAGAGGTCAGGTTAAAGGAGTTGTAAAACTTCCTTTCAATCCGAAGAAAGCGGAACGTGATAAGTTGTATCAATCTCAGGTTAATCCAGTTGTTTCATTCCCAGGCGAAGGTACAATCCTTTATGGTGATAAGACACAATTGACTAAACCATCTGCGTTTGATCGAATCAACGTAAGAAGGTTGTTCATTCTTCTGGAAAAAGCGATTGCAAATGCTGCAAGATTCCAATTGTTTGAATTCAATGATGAGTTCACACGTTCACAATTTGTAGCAATGGTCGAACCTTTCTTGAGAGATATTCAAGGTAGAGGTGGAATACAAGACTTTAGAGTAGTATGTGATGCTTCCAACAACACAGCACAAGTTGTTGATACTAATTCTTTTAGGGGAGATATTTTTGTTAAACCTTCACGTGCTATTAACTTTATTCAACTTAACTTTGTCGCTGTTAGAAGTGGTGTGGAGTTCTCTGAAGTCGTTGGTGCTGTTTAATACTTTTGATATAAATAATTACAACAAGATTAGGAGAAATTAAATGGCAATAGGAAAAATTTCAGAATTTAAGAGTAAACTTAAATTTGGTGGTGCTCGACCAAGTTTATTTGATGTTCAAATCTATACTCCAAGTGGCCCAGCGGCAGATGTAACAGCTCCATTGAGAAAATCTCAGTATCAATGTACTACTGCTGCAATTCCTGGCTTAACTATCGCTCCGATAGAAAGACAATATTTTGGTAGAACTGTAAAGCTTCCAGGCGAAATGACGTTTGGAGCTTTATCTACTACATTTATTAATCCAGAAGATTATGGAATAAGAAAAGCGATGGAAGGGTGGGCAGAGTATATCAATGGATCTGTAAATAATTTAGCAGGAAGTATAACACCCTCTGAGTGGTACGCTAGTATTAAAATAAGACAATATACAAAAGATGGTAGTGTAGCAATAGACTATGATTTTGAGGATTGTTGGCCAAGTTCTGTTGATCCAATAGAATTAAGTTATGATACAACAGGAGCAATGGAAGAATTTAGTGTTACTTGGGAATATAACTATTATACTTCAACTGCTATGATTACTTCTACTGATTTGGGTGACCAAGAATAATTTATAAGGAAAAAAATGGGATTTACAGTATCTAATTTTAAATCTAACATTGCTAAGAATGGCGGAGGTGCGAGGCCTTCTCTTTTTAAAGTAAAAATTAATAATTCGGCTAACACCTCGTTGTCTTTTACTAGCGATGAAGCTATATTGGTTAAAGCTGCACAAATTCCAGGCTCAACGATTGCTGCTCTTCCTATAAACTATGTTGGTAGACCAATAAAATATGCTGGATTTAGAACTTTTGATAATTGGACAACTACCATAATCAACGATGATGATTTTTCTATGAGAAATAAAGTCATGGAATGGATGAGAGTTATTTCTGGTCAATTAGACGGCGAAAGAAATGAGGATTATGGTTCTTATGCTACTGCTTCTGGTACATATTTTGAGGGTAAAGCTACTGTCACTCAGGTAAATAAAGATGGTGAAGATGGTCAAAGTTATACCATTGATAATATTTGGCCAACAAATCTTGGTGAAATTGCTCTTGGATGGGAAAATGATGCGATAGAAGAATATACAGTAGAATGGTGTTATGATACATGGAAATCCAATTAATATTAGAAGAAGAAAATGAATGGCATTTGCAATCTCAGAATTCAAATCAAATCTAAAGGGGGGTGGCGCAAAGTCAGCCCTTTTTCAAGTCAATCTTAGTTATCCCTCTATTATAACTGACCCCGAAACTCCCGCTCGTTTTTTAATATCAGCAACATCCATTCCGGCCAGTACTGTAGGAGCATATGATGTTTTCTATCATGGAAAAGCGATAAAAGTTGCAGCAGATAGAACTTATGATAATTGGGATACTACTATTATAAATGATGAAGATTTTGGGGTGAGAAAAGCTCTAGAGGGATGGATGGAATTGCTCTCAAAACACAAACTAAATACTAGAAGTATAGATTTAACTGGTCATAAAGAAGGTGAAAATGCCGGTTATAAACAGGATTTAACTGTCACTCAATATTCCAAAAATGGGGATAGTCTAGAAACATATAAGTTCATAGGAGCATTTCCAATTGCATTATCTACGATTGCGCTTGATTGGAGTTCTCAAGATGTTGAAACTTATACTTGTTCTTGGGCATATGATTGCTGGGAAAAATCGATATGAAAAAATATTATAGGAGAATAAATTATGGCTTTTGAAATATTTGGTTTCAAAATTGAAAGAAAGAGTCAAGGTGCAGTAGACGCAAATGTTCCAGCATTTACTATGCCCGAAAATGACGATGGTTCAATGATGGTATCTGGGGCTGGTGCTTATGGTACTTCTCTGGATTTGGATGGTCAATATAAAAATGAGATTGAACTAATCTTGAAATATCGTGATATGGCTCAAACTTCTGATTGTGAAATAGCGATAGATAATATTATCAACGAAGCAATAGTAATAGACGATTCAAGAAATCCTGTTGATATCATTCTTGATAGGACAGATTTATCAGATGGAATAAAGAAAAAAGTAACTAATGAATTTCACACAGTATTGGATTTACTGAATTTTAATAATTTTGGTTACGATATTTTTCGCAGATGGTATGTAGAAGGAAAATTATACTATCATATAATGATTGATGAGAACAATCCACAACTTGGAATTGTTGAACTGAGAAGTCTAGATGCTACAAAAATCAAAAAAATAAAACAGATAAAACAAAAAGATACTGCTAACCCTAAGCAAAAAGAAGTTAGTCTTGAACAGATGTTCAACTATAACGAATCTGGTTTGGGGAATAGAACTTCTGATGGTATATTAATTTCGGGTGATAGTATCGCATATGCTACTTCTGGTTTACTTAATCCCACAAAAACTGGTGTATTATCCTATCTTCATAAAGCAATTAAACCACTCAATCAACTCCGAATGGTAGAAGATGCGATTGTTATCTATCGTATTTCTAGAGCACCAGAACGAAGAATTTTCTATATTGATGTTGGTAACTTACCTAAGTTAAAAGCAGAACAATATATTCGTGATATTATGACACGATATAAGAATCGTTTAGTATATGATTCTACTACTGGTGAAGTCAAGGATGACCGAAGACACCAATCAATGTTGGAAGATTACTGGTTGCCACGAAGAGAAGGTGGAAGGGGAACAGAAATTACCACACTTCCTGGCGGAGAAAATCTAGGACAGTTGGAAGATGTAGAATACTTCCAGAAAAAACTTTATAAAGCAATGCACGTTCCTGTATCTCGTTTAGAGGCTGACTCTGGTTTCTCTTTGGGGAGAGAAAGTGAGATTACTAGGGACGAGCTGCTTTTTAGTAAATTCATTGGAAAACTACAAACAAGATTTTCATTGTTATTTGGTGAAATACTAGAGAAACAATTGATACTAAAAAATGTAATAACTTCTGAAGAATGGTCAGCAATAAAGGATAAAGTTCATTACAAGTTTGAAAAAGACCATTATTATTCAGAATTTAAACATCAAGAAACTTTGACTCAGAGAGTGGATCTCGCTAGAAACATGGAAGATTATGTTGGTAATTATTATTCAAGAGAGTTCTTTAGAAAAAATGTTCTAAGACAATCAGACGAAGATATTAAAAAAGAAGATGAACAGATAAAAAAAGAAAAAGATGGCGGTGAGTTTGAAGGTGATATGACTGTAGATGATGAATATTAGTGAAACAATAATGTTTATAAATATTAATAGATAATTTTTTGGAGATAAAAATGGCAGAACAACCAACACAAAAAGAATTTAAAGCTGTAGACATCGTGGATTATGCGATGAACTCACAACCAATAAGAGTGAACGATGCTTTTGATTCTATAATAGCGGATAAAGTAGTGAGTTCTTTAGCAACAAGAAAACAAGAAGTTTCTGCTAGAATGTTTAGTGATAAAGTGGAAGA